CCCTCTTGGTTGCCCGGATTCATCACATCGGGTGCCGGTTGGTTATTGGCCCCGCCCTGAATGGGTGCGCGGCCTGCCTGTTGTTGCGCGAGCATGAGCTGTGCGTGCTGTGTGAAGTGCGACCCAATGAGGGCCACTGCCTCGGTCGGCTGTTGCTCAAATATGGGGGAGCGCACGAGCATCTGGACCGCGGCCATGTGCTGTGCGTGATTGTCCGTGGGGAGTGCCCCCACCGGCACCATCTGCATCATCATCTGGTTCTCAGTCTCCTGCGAGTACGGCGGGTGTGTGCCACCCATGCCCTGTGGGTTGGGTAGAAGGTCGTCTATGTTCGCACCCTCGCTGTTGTGCCGCAGAAAGTCCAGGGTCAGGTTGCGGAGAGCGCGCATGTCCATCGCGTAGAGTGGGTTCGTAATGAGCGCCTGGTACCGTTGGAATGAAATATTCCTGCGCATCTCGCGGTTGGTATTCACGGTGTTGCCTGTGAACTTGAACTCGTACCGGCCGTCGAGTGCGTGCTTGGCGATCTTGTAGGGTTTCGGGTTACCGGTCACGTAAATGTACTTCTCCTCGGGGCCGAAGTAGTAGTACAGGGCGTGGATCTGATACATCAGTTCGCGCCACCCACCCTTCTGGGCGGCGAGAATGTACTGGTCGACCTTGATCCCTGCCTCACTCAACAGTGCCAGCGTTCCTCGCGCGGTACGCGGGGCATTGCGCACCTGGCTCGAACCAGATACCTGTGGGCTAACCGTCAACCTATCGGCGAACAACAGTAGGGAATCAACGGCCGACAAGTTAGCTAGGGGTTGCTGTGGGAAGTGCGGGAACACCACGCTGTTGATGTCCGCTACCGGGATCCCTTGCCCCGGCTGCAGGCCCCGTATCTGCTTCGGATCGATCGTGAAGAACGCCGGCACGTAGAAGAACCACGGGTTGTTGATGATCTCCTGGGCCTCGTGGACCATGTTGATAATGGCGTTGACCTCAATGTTGATTGGGGCCAGGTACTCGGCCTGGGAGAGCGCATAGAACATATTGGCCTGGGGAATGTCGCGTAGTTCCGCAAACGGACGGTGCCGGTGCGGGAACTCCTCCTCGAGGTAGCACGCGTGGACTATTTTCCCGAGTCCGTAGGGAATCTGGTAGATGACCTCCTCGGGTACCCCATCTCCGTCCAGGTCGTCGCTGGCGTAGACCTCGAGTACCAGGGCCTTTTGGTTGGTATACGCCTTGAGCTGGGAGGTCGTTGTGTCGGACCCGGTGGGGTCCTGCCCGATCTGAGCATCCACGATAGTCTTGAGTTCACGCTCATCGTTGCGCTGCTCGTGCTGGTCGGAGGTGGTGACCGAGTTCTTGATGAAGGTCATGTCTGTTTCGTCGAGGTTCCAGCCCTCACTGTTACGCTTGTGCTCGAACTCCTTGTACGACATCCAGTACTGGTGCGCAACACGCGGAGCTTCCTGGAGATTGCGCGCCCGGTAGGGCACGATAAGGTCCTCGAAACTGACTATATCAACCTCGACATTGTCCTTGGTGATGATCTGTCGGTGGATCTCTAATTCTACCTCGTCCATGTACTCGGTCTCGTGGAACGTAACGGTGGCGGTAAACAACCGGCGCTCCTCGCGGAACTCAACCTCAAACTGTAGACCACTCAGTCCCTCGTCATAGTCGGTAAGTGCGGCGTCCTCGGCACCGGCAACAGCAACGATCGCGTAATCTTCGGGTTCGGTTCCACTTGCTCGACTGAAACCAGTTACGCGCACACTGGGGCCAAACACGTCCTGGAGTATTTCGTATGGAACCTTAACCCGGTCGGTCGGAACGGGCTGGTTAGCGAGGTCCATATCGCCGGCCACCCACCGGTTCTTGGCCCGCTGTCGCAGCGTGGTCCACCGTTTCGCGTGATTGTACCAGGACTTGACAACCGAGGTACCGTCGAGGTGGCAGTTGCGGAACCAGATCTCCATGGTTTCAAATAGATCCGGAATGTTTGTGTCGCACGCCCAGTTCAGGTGGGTCTCGGCGTCCTTGGCCATATCGGGGTTCCCCCCGCCGCTCACACGCTCGGCCTGGACGTGGGGGTCCGAACCCCAGAAGGCATTCATTTCCTTGGGTACCAGTTCCTCGATCTTCTCAGTGAGCACGGGCAGGTGCATGTCAACCTGTCCTGGGTATCGAAGGGTGCGATTGGTCTGCCCGAAGTAGAGTTGACGAATGGTCTTGATCTTCGCCGCGCGCCCACTACGGTCACGCACATCGGCGTCTATCAGTTGGACCAGTTCCTTGCCCTTATCGCGCGCTTCCTCGTCTGAAAGGTGAATCATGAATCTCCTAATCGACCGATAATCGACCGATGCGCGCCACTAACCGTCCGATGCCAGGTACTCGACCGTAGCCTGAACACTGGCGTCCTCGTTTTTTAGGTACAGGTGCGAGAACGACCCGATAATCATTAGGACCCCGGACACGGCCCAGAGTCTTGTGTTCACATCGAGTGCCACCTTGATCTCACGATCGGTCACCAACATCAGGTGCGTTGCGGGGGTACCCGCACCCAAACTGCCGAGGTTGGCCTCCTCCGGCGAACCCATAGCCGCGTCCAGTACGACACGATCGGACGCCTGCAGCGTGTAGTCCACGTCCGTCTCCCGGAACACGTGGTCCAGGAAGTCCGATCCGTTGCGCAACAGTTTGAGTCGCGCGAAGGTGTTTACCTTGAGGACATCGGCCATTACATTCTCCCGTACACGGCACCGGAGATCATGCCCCGTCCCGGGTACTGTTTGTGCATTAGTTCGTACTCCTGTTCGAGCGCCTGACTGAGCGTGCGGTACGTCAACCCGGTTTGGTAAAAGTACCGTATGCAGTCGATCATGTCATCGTCGGTTTTGCGAACGGTCTGGCGCTCGCCGCGCAGGTCCCGCTGTTTACTCGAGGCCCAGGCGTCATAACTGTAACGCATAAAGTTCTGTTTCACGTTCGGGCAGTTGTTCATGACCACAAGACCGGGTTCGGCCCAGTCCGATCGGAGCCGAAGGGCCTGGTGAATGGCGTCGAGTCCCGCCTCCACGTTCGTGCGCGGGGCCGGTATGCACCGGATGCCCACGGTTGCGAACCGCTTCATAATCGAGTCCCCGCTAGTGCGCTCACGCGCATGCGCGGACGGATCGATCAGACCCATAACGATCGGCTCACGGTGACCCGTCGATTGATCGATCTCGAGCCGCTTAATTCGCTCGGCCACTGAGTCGATCGTTATAAGTCCCTCATCAAACAGTTCGCGGTACACGACCACCTGGTTGTCCGGTGATACGGCCATCCAAACAACGGCCACTGGTTTGCGCGGGTGCGGATCGATCACGCGCACACGAGGCCAAGTTCTGGGGATCTTGTATTCGGGGATCCAGTACGGGGGCTTTGGTTCCCACTCGCGGAACACCCTGCCCGTGAGATGCATCCATTGACCACCCACGCGCACGGATCGCTCGTCCTCGCGCAAATCGGCAATAAACGAGTCAATCGCAGCACGAGTAAGATACCCACCATTGTCGACACAGTTGTCGAAAATCGAGAACCGAAAAACCTCAACTTCACTGTCGCGGTCGCCGGAACGCGATTCGATCACATCGGCAATCCAGGGCTGGGTAAGTGGCGTGAGCGTCAACCAACAGTGCCCGGCGAAATCCACGAGTCCGCGCCGGAGCGCGACGTACTTTCGGTACCCGATAGGCTCGTCCGCCCAGAACCAGGAGCCCGAAGTGCCCTCGAACGCCATATCGTCCTGGTCATCGCTCATGAAGAAAATCTTCGAACCATTCTTCCACGTGATCTCGATTGGGATTCCGCGCGTGTCCTTGCGGATCTCGTACCACCCGCGCGGGGCGTACAGTTCGAACTTCGGGAACAGGTTCTGGCGCACCGCCTGTGTGAAGTCCTGGCAGATGATGCGACCGACGTTGGGAACCGGAATTGGTCGTCCACTGGACAACCGGACAGTGCGCAACGGATCGTCCGGCGCTAACCACGGTCTATACCCGAGCGAATGAGAGATTGCCTCCATCATTCCGCACTCGGTCTTGCCGGATCGGTTGTCGCCGAGTACTAGGCGAACGGACGCAAGCTGCGCGGCGAAAAAGCGTTTTTGGTCACCCTTCGGCAGTGGCCGGAAGAAACAGATGCGCTGCGACGTGTACGCCGCCTCGAGAACCATCAGTTCCCGGTAGAAACTCTGGAGATCACCGATGAGCTGTGTTCTATTTTCCTGCATCTGTACTCACATTGTCAAAATCCAAAATAGCCGATTCCTCAGCCTTTGCCACCTCAACGCGCTCGAGGATCTCCTGGGTTCGATCGAGCACACCCGGGGCATCGTGCGCAAAGTCCACCTGGAGCACCTTGAGCGATTTGACCTTACCCATGATCGCATCGCGCAAACCCTCTAGGTCCTGGGGTATGAGTAGCTGCCCCGAGTGCTGTTCACTGAGTATTGCCTTGCCCAGGTTCTCTGCCACCGCGGCCTTGTCGAGCATAATACCGAATGCTAGGGCTTTTTGCGACAGGGCCGGGCCCCACGACTGGTATCCGGTTATATTGCCATTCTTGTCCGTGAGCGGTATGCGCCCGGACTCCATGTCCTGGGGTTTGATGTGGTCAAGCATTTCCTCGGATTTCACCAGGATTTTTCCCATCACTCGCGCGGCCACATCGGCACGGGCCTGGCGCTCGGGAACTGTGGTCTCTGCGGCCTCTAGACTACGAATAGCACTGTTGACCGTCTGAACGGAGTACCCGAACTTCTCGGCTACCTGACTCTTGTTTTGCAGCAAAAGGTACGCCTGGTACACGAGCGCCTTGTCAACAGAAGTCAACCGCGAACCTTTGCCCTTGCCCTTGCGTTCTAGTTTGTTAGTCATGTTACGACAAAGATCCTTCGACCAGATTTCAGTGTGATGCGGAGTACCGGTCTGAGTGTTGCGTTGTTCTGTGAATAGAAATCCACGTACTCGTACCCGGTCCCGTTCTCTACGCCCGCCGTAAGTCGTACCTTGAAGTACGTGGTGCCGGACAGGTTCAAGTTGTTCTTGTTTACGGCCCACACCAACCACCCTGTACTAGAGATTGTTTTCGAGTCCTCCAGATGCGCAACTGTGCTGCCAAAGTCCGCGGCGTTCGCCTGTAGGGTCGCACCCCAGTTATCCCCGGCACTGCCAGAGTAAAGGTCATGCGGCCCGGAATTTCCCCCGCCCTCGCTCTGGTAAATGGTCTTTACGTACGTCTCGAGCACAACCGTATCGATCGTACTCAGAACAATTCCGTACGACGATAGATCGAACTTCAGGTACATACGTGTGCGCACATAGGTATCGAGCGGACTGCCGGGCGCGTACTTGCACCCCGACCGGAGCGTTACGGCCGACGTATTTACTGCGTAGGTTGCCATTAGGGCGTGTCATCCAGTGGCGTATCGGACGCCTGTGTGTCCGTGCGCGCAATGTACCCGTCGCCACTACTGCCCTCGTAGGGGGTGCCGCTCATATGCCCTCCACAATCGCAAAATTGTTATCAACAACCATTCTGAGAAGTGTCCCGTAGGTTGGTGCGCCTTCGTTCTTCACATCAATGCGAAGGGTTCGATCATTGTCGGCGTTGCGCGAGAGTATGATTATGTAACTACGCCCGTCGTACGTGATGTAGGTATTGTTTTGGTCAGGCATTATGCGTCCTCTGTCCAGAAGATTGTCAGGTGTATCTGGCCCACCGTGCCGGATACCGTGCCGATCACGACCCACACAAAACTATCGGCCACAATGGTCGCGTCGTTGAACGCCGTAACCACGGACCCGGTCGACACACTGGTGGTGGTGGTGCCGCCAGTTACAACCTCGGCCCCGGTCGCCGAACGGTCCGTGCCGTGGCGCACCGTCCAGGCCACCGATGGTGTTGCACTGCCCACAAGGACCGCAACCATTTTTGATACAGTTACCGCCTTGTTTGTGAAAAAGACGGTAATACTATCAGCCGCTACCGGCACCTCGATCGTGATACTCTTGCTGCGCTCGGGGTTGAGGACTTTTTCGGCTACGCCGTCGTAGAAGTTCAGGGTTTTGCTGGTAGTGTCGATGCAAATTTCCCCGGCGGCGTCCACGGTCGTGCCTCCGGCCCCGTTAGGAACCTCCAGGCTCGTGGCACCCCCGAAATCGTGCACTCCAGATGCAGTATCGCCAGTCTTGAGATACACGGCCACGGTTTCGTTTTGCCACTGGCTCGCGCCGCGCCGCAGGAACTGGTACTGGGCCGGAGCGGCAATGGTCACGTCGGTCAGGTCGTCCAACACAAGGGGCACGGCCGCGGGGGTCTGAGAAGTCCACTGCCCGCCAACGAACGCCAACACCTGGTTGGCCACCGGGGCCAGGGCGTCGTCCACGTCGGTAAGATTCTTGAGTTCCAGGCCGGCCACCAGATCGGCCAGGGTGTCAAACTCCGCGTCGAGTATATCGCCCCAGGCCGAAAGGCCCAGGTAGATACGTTCGAGCCGGGTAGCCAGGGCGGTATCGGCCAAAATGCTCGAACCTGGGGCACTAAGGCCGCGTACCTCGAGTTCCCGGGCTATTTGGTCCAATTTTGCGGTCGTTGTCGTATCGATAACTACACCACCGACATATGGGCCTCAACCCAGACCTTGATAGCATTCACAACAACGGCAATGACCCCCGAAACGATCGGAAGCCAGATACCCACGTCGATAATTCCGGTCAGATTGCCGAGCCAGAGCACAAAAGGCCCAGACATGGCAATTGCAAAGGACTTGACGATTTTCTTGCTCACTTTTTGCTCCTTACGCGGCCCTTGGCCGCCATTTTCTGGAATTTCGCTTTGCCGTACTTTTTGCGCCCGATTGCCGCAGCAACGGCACCCGGATCCCTGATGGTCTTGCGGCCCTTTTTCTTCGAAGCGGCAGCGATCGAGGCCTTGAGTTTCGCAAATCGGCTCCCGCCACCAAGTTTCATACTTTTTGCCACACTAAATCACCCTTTGCGAGCGAAATCATACGTGCGTACCACGCAGACTTAGCAGAACGACAAAGTTTACAGTACCTACCCTCTAGCCCATACGCACTTGTTGGGAGCCACTGCCCCGCGTGCCCATGTTTACAGACCAACTGGGCATAGTTGGCCTCGTCCGCTGTTATATTTCTACGTTTCTTTGGCATAAAGGTTGCTCCGAATTTAACTGTAGCAAGGATCATGCCAACTTTCCAACAATTTTGCCAAGTGCAGTGGTGAGTTGCAATTAAAGTTGCAAATTGCCAGTGCCCGAGGCCCGGGCCAGGTCCCTAGGCCAGGGGCATGCCACAAAGTCGGGTTTTTTGCCCTAGGGTCTGGCAAATTACGCCAGAGTACCGTCTTTTTGTCCGGGGGCTGCCACAGCCAACTGTTATTTAGGCGAATCGCCAGCCCGCGGGCCCTGTGGGGGCACCCGGCACAAGTTCCTGGGCCAGGGGCCTAGGGCCAGGGGCCCGGCCCCGCGCCCGCGCCAGGCGCCCGTGCCCTGCGCCCGCCACGGGGCATGGGCATGGGCACTGGCCTGGTGAATGCAGCTAGTACTGGGGCATTCCTTTTTTACTGTAACACATAGCTGTAGAATAGTATACAGTACACTGAAGAATAGTCTACAGGTCCTAGTATTAGGTTACTAGTACTAGTACCATGCCCATGCCCGTGCACCAGTATAGTGCATAATGCAATAGACAGTAGCATAGTGCATGGTACCTATAGTAAGTACTAGGTAGAATAGGCTATGCTAGGGCCCAAGCATACACCCTTAGCCTTGGCACTAGCCTTGCTTATGCCCATGCCAGAGCGAAAATACTTGTGCCTTGACTGAGCGAATAGCCGGAGGGGAAACAAACATGAAAGGGAACCGACCACTGCGCCGCGCACTGCGCCGCGCGCAAAGGTTCGCGGACTTCTCGGGGCGTACCCAAGTAGTACGGTACGAAAGACTATCACACACGTACCGGATCGTCGACCGCGCGTCATTTCGCGACGCGGATACCACGCGCATTCTCACGCCAAAGGACGGTGCAGAATGAAAAAACTAACCGAAAGAGGAACGCCCATGACGCTACACAGAATCTACACGGAAAATAAGGACGCGCAAACAGTATGCCGCCTGGTGTCCGCACGGTTCAATGGATATACCCTATACTACGGCACGGGATACTGGAACGGCGTACCCGAGCGGAATCTCACAGTTGAGATTCTTACGAAAAAATCCTCAATAGTCCGCGCGCTCGCGGGGGAGATCCGGACGGCACTCGGACAAGAAGCCGTGCTGATTGTGTCCATTCCATGCGAAAGTGAGCTCGTAACCGGCTAGGGGGTGCACCATGTTTACGGAGTACTACCACGACGCCAGTATCCAGGACAAAATATATGGGCTTGACTGGTACACGCGCGCGCACCATTGGTGCGCCGCAACCGGCGCGCGGTACGGCGCGCGCACCCGCACCGTCGCCGCCATTCTGGCGTGCACGTCACAGCGCGTGTCCTGGGGCTTTGCCAAGGAACTGACCGCCGATGCCTTTAACGGTCTACCGGTCAGGCACTATTCCCAGGTTCGTGACAAGGTGCGACGCCTACTGGCGGGGGAGGACCCGTGGCGCGTTCTGCGCGGGCAAAAGATCCGCGCGTTCTGGCGCGCGATCATGGGGGACAAACGGGCAGTAGTACTAGATACCTGGATGCTGCGGTGCGGACTGGGCGCGCCGCGCGCCAGTGTAAAACAGTACCGGAACACGGCGGCAATCCTGCGCGCCGAAGCGCGCGCGGCGGGCCTGTCCCCCGCCGACTTTCAGGCCATCGTATGGTGCCACGTAAGGGGTGAGTACCAGTGAAAAAACTAGCGCACGCACAGTACGTCAAGGCCCTAAACGAACACGCCGCACTAGCGCAGCGGATGCCGTTCACCGGGAACCTGGTGGACACAGTAAAACTACTATGCGAGCGCGCGAACTACCCGCACCCCGAGCGCGTCAACCTGTGTGGTGCGTATAGCTGTCTAAAAACAAACGGGGACATATACGTAGATGGTGGGTTCAGTAGTAGCGCAAAACTGGCGTCCCTGGCGCACGAACTCGGGCATTACCACCACTACCGCGGGTACTACGAGCGCGGGGGACAGTCACCTTCTTACTATCGCGAAACCACCTGGGAAATTATCTGTGAGGAAATCGGAGCCTCGGAGTACGCGTGCCACCTGCTCAGGGAATGTGGACTGCTTACGCCGGAAATGATCGAGATGCACACCCTAGCCGCCATGACGTACGTTATGAATTGGCTTGAGCACGAACTACCAGACATACCGGAGGGCATTGGGTCACCAAGTGACCCGGAAAGGAAACACCATGAACCACAATACGTTCGATACGGGACCATACCGGGCGACCGTAACCCGCGCGGACGGCGTTACGACCGTAACCATTACGCGCAAAACACTCACGCCCGGAGAGTTAGTGCCGCACGCGGTGCGCGCGTTTGCGGTCAGCGAGCGCGATAAGATCGAGTCATGGATTGAGGAACAAACACGCACACACTGAGCCATGGGGGTAAGCCATAATGACCACACCAGCATTCACACCAGCGAACCTGGTTGACAAGATCATGGCCTGGGAGAATGGGCTAATGGACGACGACGAGATCTTTGACTTCTTTCAGTACCTAATCGATTCGGGACTGGCGTGGACACTCCAGGGGTGCTACGGGCGCGCGGCCGTATCCCTGATCGAGTCTGGACACTGCCACAGAAAGGACGGTGCGTAAATGACCAAACAAACCGACATCAAGGTTCGTGACATTGTACGGGTACGGGGCAGCCACACGCGCGGCACCGTAGTCGGCACCTACACCGAACAGAGGCGCGGGCTCGTGGACAGGTTCGTCGAGGTGCGCCTTACGTCCGGCGCCACCGTGTGGGTGCACCCCAACGGACTGGAGGTTATAACATGATCCTCATAGTTCTCGCGGGATTGTTCCTTGCCGCCGTGGTGGCGGTCCTGGGCGTACTGGCGCACTCGCGCAGCGTGCAGCGCGGCATCGAGAACCATACCAACGCCGAACTAACCCGTATGCGCTTGCGCCGACTTACCACTAACATGGGAGAGAAACGCGGGGACTCAACATGGAGGTCGAAATGAAACACACACCAGGGCCATGGGAAACAGATACCAGCGCCGTAAGTTCGACAGATATACCCGTGTGCGGGAGAACGAAAAGCGGAAATCCGCGCTGGGTAGCACGGGTATATGGAGAGGGAACACTGTCAAGGGTAACCGACGAAAGGAACGCCAACGCCCGGCTGATTGCAGCAGCGCCGGAACTACTGAGGGCATGCCATGCCGTCCTCGATTGGGCAAAGGCACCAGGCAATCACGGGGGAAACCCGTACTGCAAGGATTTTGTCAAAGCCGCCGAGGCCGCAATTCGCAGGGCAACAAAGGGGGCATTATGAGGTGGGTCCTCACAGTACTAGTATTTTTACTGCTCGGTGCGTGCGCACCGGCGAAGGGAGTAAATTACATGGGTCTATTCCACACGTACGCAGACTACACGGTGGTGCTCATGTACCCGGACTACATGACCGGGGACTACGGCGCTGACGTGTACGTGGAGCGCGTAAACGCGCGGACAATCACCGAGGCCATCGGCGCGGCCAAGCAGCACATGGCGCGCCACATCGAGCGTAATATGGACGTGAAACTACGGGGCATCGAAGACCTGCGAATGGTTCTCGTGCTTCAAGGAGATGTCAACGTTGTAGCCGATGCTACGTGGTCAGAAGGGGGTTAACCAAGATGGCACACTTCATTGGAACACTGAAAGGAATGCATGGTAAGGCCTCGCGCCTGGGATCGAAAAACTCAGGCGTAATTGCGCAAGCGCAGGGGTGGCAAATTGGTGGAGAGGTCCACGTGTACCACTGTAGGGGCAAGGACTATGTGTCGTTCTCCATCAATGGTGGGTCAGGCAACGCGTCGATGAGCGCGCTCATCAAAACCTTCTCACTGGATGCACTCGGAAATATCGTGGAGGTGGAATAATGAACCACAGCAAGACCGATATTCCGCACACGCACGAACCGCGCCCCGAGGAGGTGCGCATACTGCAGCCGTTCGAGTACCACTGGATGCGCCTAAACAGCCAGGAAACGGGCACCAAAATTGTGTACGTTGGAAACAGGATGCAGTTCCTGGCACTACTGGCCGAATGGAATCAAAGCCCGGACTGGAAGTACTGGGCAGCGTAACGAACAGGAGGTTACAACCCATGTGCATGATAAACGAAACAAAACCATCGCGCAGGTACAGGATCGGGTACGTAGTGATGCGAAAGTCCCGGTACTCCAAAAAGTACCGCTCGATGTTCTACGACCCCAAAACAGCAGAGCCATGCTACAGGCCGGGTGTGTGGAGCAGAGCGCGGGACTGGCCCAATTTCGGCCGCTCCGGGCAGAGCAAAGACGCCGCCGGGTTCCACGTTCTTCCGTACAAGAGTGACGCGGTAGCGTTCAGGTTCCATATAACTGGAAATATACGCGAGCGAGCCCAGTACGTTGTGGTACGCGCGGCCGTGCGCCAGGTAAGGGGCCAAGGGCAGGCTAGTTTAAGTTTCGTGACCAGCACCGTGTCATTCCTAGCAATCCGGGTGCTCGAACGGAAACTGCTCAACGAGATCAAGGTGGCGCCATGAAGTTCTGGCCAGGGATGCCATTCATGTCGTACGATTTCTGGCTCAATATCGACATCAAGGGCCGACTAGTAGCCCCAAGCACCGAGGTGGTCAACTACTGGACGGTAAGTATCCAGTTCATTCGAGACAGGCGCGAGGTGCCCAACAACGAGGCACAGTGGGTGCCCGTGCACTACTTGGATGTTCCATTCTCGTGCCCCGCGGTAATCATTATCAGTCTCATGCCCGAGGGGCGCATGACCGAGCAGCAACTAGACGAAATCTGTACCAACTTGCTGAGGGAGGTAAGGTAATGACCGCACAAGAGCGCGCTGTTGACTGTCTACTTATCACAGACTTTATGACCACACTGTTTGGCAACGAGGACCTACAGGACGACTGTGTGGACATGATCGCGCACCTTATGCACATCATGGTCGAGGGCGGAGTCAACCAGTCACACGCCATCACGGTCGCGCGCGAGCATTTCATCTACGAGCGGGCGCACCCCGATGAGTAGTCTGGCGACTCAGGGGGCCAAGTGCACTGCCGTGCGCTGCCACAACAGCCGGATCATGCTTGTGAGGGACAGCGACGGCAGGACCGCGTACTTCGGGCCGGGGCAGTCCACCCTTACCGGCTCCGTGAACCGAAAGGGCGAATTACGGTGCCTATCGGCGCCAGCGTTGACCCGATTCTTGAATCTTCATCTTCGAAGAAAAGTTGGGTCAAAGTGCGCAGTACCCAGCGACAAGGGCATCTTTGATACTGTGACCGATGTAAGGTTAGTGTTAGCACAGCGTAAGCGGTGCCACGCGTCGGTGCCACTACCCCTGTGGCTGTTGCGTCAACTGGTGGGCTAACGTTTACTAGGAGGTAAACAATGAACCAGAAGCAATCCGATGCGTACGTAAACGTCATCAAAAGTGTGGACATTACCGGGTTCTCCGATGAGGACACGGGGGCGGGGATCGCCCCCTGGCAGCCTGTTAGCGGCAGCAAGGTGCGGTGTGGCGAGTACTTCGCCGACGGGTTCAGCCTAACGGACACCGGGCACGGGCGGTGCGATGCCTGCCACTGCAAACTGCACGGGGGCAGTGCAGAGTGCGACTAATCCTGGGCGTGTTTGTGCTCCTGGCCCTTGCCCTTGTCCTTGTGCTATCGCTAGTGCCAGTGGTACAGGTGTACCTGTCCCTGGGCATAGGCTAGGCCAAGGACATAGGCTAGAATACTAGGACAGGATACTAGGATAGGGTACTAGGACATAGTACTAGGACAGTATACCTATCCTAGTAACAGTATACTTATCCTAGTAACAGTATACAGTATACAGGTTACAAGTCTATAGCCCCTACCCCACACCTCACACCTATGCTTATGGCCTATAGCCTTCCTCCTACAGTGTGGAACTGGATACGAAGTATCCATGTTCCCTCAACTGGGGTAAAGGGGTGGGGTATAGGGTTCAGTAGTAGGCCAGTATCCTAGTGGGCCAGGAATACCCCCGAGGCCCTATCAACGCTGTAAGCTATACCGCAAAACGTGGGGGATAGTGCGTAGTACCCTGTTCAGTGTCCTCAAAAGTGGACACTATTGCGTGTAGCGTGATTTGCGGTACCCTGGGGGCCGTATCCAAAAAGGGGGGGCTATCCCCATAGCGCCCCCCGGTACAGATCGCGCCCTGGTGTAAGTACGGTGCCTTCTAGGGGCACTCGGGGTAGGGGTCAGTGCCCCCTTTTTGCGGGCGGGCTCCCGGCACCGAGTTTGGCACAGTTTTTGCTGTAGTTTTCCACAAGGAGGTCAAGACGACCATGACACCGAATAACGACAACGGTAACACACGCGACAACGAACAGCAGTCGCTACTCGAACCGGCTTCCCCAACCAACAAGCCCCAAATACTTTACGGGGTTAGCATATTTCAGATGGACGATGGAACCGTGCACCTCGAGCTGTCCGGTGAACCCAAGCCCACCGGCAATGAGGCCATGCGGCTCGTTGCGGATTGCCACAGCATTCTCGAGTCCCAGAGGATAGCGGCAACCGTGGCCGAGCTGCTGCAGAAAATCGCTATTGCCGGCCAGTCGAAGATCGTGAGGCCACGACAGTGAGGCTAAGAGAGTTTCTTGAAGTTCATGCAGCAGGCTGGTACTGGACGGCTTCTAGTGCCCCCGTGTTCCAGTGTGCCTCGTGCTCGGCCAGGGTTAAGCAGTGCCTGTACCGCGGCGACGGGGAGCACCGGGTGTACGTGTGCGAGGACTGTTGCGGTGCCTGGCGGGGTACAACATTCGATGATTGGCTGGCCATACAGGACGTGCTGTTCGCGGCGGACCGGCTGAACACGGAGGGTGAACAGTACGACGAGAACGACGACCTTATGGCGGCGCCCCGGTGGTACTGGCGCGCCCTCGATCGGGCCCTACGGAAGTATGCCGGGCACAGGGTGCGACCATGAGTACCGATTTCGTGGGATTCCCCAAGATCGCCCGGTACTCGCGCGAGGTCCTGGTAACGGAAAAGATCGACGGCACAAACGCCTGCATCTACATCGGGCCCGACGGGGAGTTCCTCGTGGGGAGCCGGACCAGGTGGATTACGCCGGAGATCGACAACCACGGCTTTGCCCGGTGGGCGTTCGAGCACAGGGACGAGCTGCTCGCACTAGGGCCCGGCCGCCACTTCGGTGAGTGGTGGGGGAGCGGCATACAGCGCGGGTACGGCCTGCCGAACGGCGACAAGCGGTTCAGTCTGTTCAACGTGCGGCGCTGGGTTATGCCCGGAGCGGAGCCCGGGGTCGGACAGGGCGTACTGCCCCCGTGCGTGGGACTGGTTCCGGTCATTTGGAGCGGAATAATGGACCACTTTATTGCGGAGACCATGATGAACGCACTGGCAGTACACGGTAGCTACGCCGCCCCGGGGTACACGAACCCGGAGGGCATAGTGATCTTTCACATTGCGGGCAACGTGGGGTTCAAGAAAACATTTGAGAAGGACCAGGGGAAAACATGAGTACGAGCCTGTACGAGTGCCGGATGCCGAATTGCCAGTACTGTGGTGAGCGCGTGCGCGAGGGACAGTACGTGCGGTGCCCGTACTGTGGGGACGTATTCTGCGAGTGGTGCTACGAGGACCAGAACCAAGAATTGAGAGGAGAGAAGTGACCGGCAAGAGCAAATGCCCCCAATGCGGCGGGCCTGGAAACCATCCCATCGGCTCGAGCGCGTGCAAGCGGATTGAAATACAACGGGGCGACAAGAGCAAGATTCTGAGCACCGTCGAGTTTGAGGATGTGATTACTTCGGTATTGCACGGCACGGAGATTGAGCGCGTGAGGGCGGCGGATAAGTTTCGATATTGTGATGCCCAACTACGCACCCTCTTGAAAAATACCGCCGATGCCCTGATGAACGCGCTAGATGCCTGCAACAATCATGGAATAGGTACATTCGGTGGATACGCAACCCTGCGTGAAGCAGAAGAGGTGGTGGGAAAATGACCGATGGCAAGATTCTGATGCCAGAGACGCCATGCACAATTTGTGGTGATTATGTTGCATGGCCCGCCAATGATGATTCAAGCCACTGTATCTGCACAGAGTGTATCTACACCGAACACGCCGCTCTCCGCCAGCGCGTCGTTGCCCTAGAGGCCGAGGTCGAGAAGCTACGGGCGGCGCTGAAAGAGGCACAAGGACTTGTATCGGCATGGACAGCAGAGGCCGAACGCTTTGAGGACGAGTTCGCCGCCTACCGTGCCGACGTGGAGCCGGTGTTACGGGACTCAATTGCGCTTCACGACGATTATCTTGAAGCCCCCAACGTACACCCGAGGAATGGTGGAGGTTGAAATGAGTGCATACTACAAAATCCTTGTCGGCGGGAAAAGCTGTAACGGCGGGGCGCTCAAATGGTCCTTGCCGAAACAAAAACCCGATGGCTCGTGGAAGCCCGGTCGGTGGCATCGCGTAAAGGGCGATCCCGAAATGTGTAAACACGGAATCCACGTTGCTAAGGAACCATACCGGCAATGGTGGACATGGGGCGCTGATGTCTACCACGCCGAGACCGGCCCCATCGTCGTCGAAGAATCAGACAAGGCGCTCACAATGTCGTGCCGCCTACTCTCGCTGGAAGCAAAACCGGCGTGGCTTACCAACGCCGAGGCGTTTATTGCGTCGATAAAAGACGTGCCCTTTTTCA